TTAAAACAGCGACCAATGTATAGCTACATTAATTCTCTGGGGTGGGAGAAAAACAACTATGTAGTGGCCATTGGAATTAGGGCCGATGAGTTTGACCGGATTAACTACAATAATAAAAAGCTGTTTTACTATTTAGCTGAACGAGGTTTCGGGGAAAAAAGATATTTACGATTGGTGGGATGAACAAAACTTTGCTCTTGGGCTACCACAACACTACGGAAATTGTGAGGCGTGTTGGAAAAAATCAGACCGTAAGTTATGTACTTTGGTTAAAGAAAAACCAAGTATTTTTGATTTCACTGACCGTATGGAGAAAACTTATCCTAATGCTGGAGCAGGTATCGGACCTAGAGTGTTTTTCAGAAGCAAGAAAAGTACTTTAGATCTTATAGAATTAGCCAAGCACCCCTTTAAAGTTTTTGTTGACGGGTATCAACCGGAAATAGATGCCTTTAATACATTCGATGATATGGACTTAGCGGGCGGATGTAGTGAATCGTGCGAAATTCACAGCGACTAAAAATAAGGGGAGCTCATAACTCCCCCTACCCAAACAAAAACCATGTTCATGCCATAAGTGGACTTAAAGAATAGTTCGATTAAATATGTCTTGCAATCACTTTCATCCCTACGTTTCGGATTTTCTTAATAGGCGTCAATTTGGAAATAGCGTAGCCGACTCCGTCTGTGGAGTGAGTGAGCATTCCTTTGGTGCCGGCATCTAATTTAAACTGGGCGCCTTTTTTCCATTTCACTCGGCGGCAATCGGTAATGAAGTTTGGGACATTGTCGGGGTGTGCGTAAAGTCTTATGGTCCCGTCTGCTGTTTTACATCTAGCATTAAACGAGGCGACCCGGTCTTTTATGGCTGGGTTACTCTCGGGAGTCTTGTTGCTATAATTTATCTCAGCGTCCCGTAAACCGTTGCAGAGAATGTCATAGTCAGACTGACCAGCGGCCGCCCGTTGTCCCGCCTTACTCGTTGCATCCCCGACAATAACAACCATGGGGTTAGCCCTATGACCCGCCTTTTTAATTGCCTTGAGTCTTTGGATTAACTCTTCAGTAGCTTCCGGGGTGTGTGAGTCCTCTAGCCAAATCTCATCAAAGAACCACCAAACCCCGCCTTTAGTTTGGGCCAATGTCCAGGCCATAGGATTTAAGTTAAAATCGCAGCAAAGAATTATAGGAAGGTAGGGAGACCAGTCTAGTTTCACGTCCTCCCAAAACGGACAAGTGCGGGTCAAGTTATCGTCTGAGAAACTTAAGTAGGCTTTGCCTTGAGCTATGTCGCGAAAAATGGCTAGAATCTCTTGATCAAATTGAGCTGGCGACATATCAGCCCGGGCGCTCTCAAACTCTTGTTGGGTAAATAGTGGGTTACAAGTTGACGGCGCGGTAAAAGAAGCCCACTCCCCATTTTTACATTTCTCTGCAAACTCATAGCGGTCATAGAAAGCGTCAAAACCATTGGGGGTTGAAATGAAATCAGCCCACCCCCCGGTCGTTCCAAGCATGGGACGAATAACCATGGGCCATAGATCGGGGTGTTGGTTACGGACCTCGTCAATTATCACCCCGTCGAGTGTTTCAGTTCGAAGGTCTTCTAATACCATGCCGGACATAAAGAAAATATAGGACCCGGTTCTTAGTCTAAAGAATAAATCTCCTTTGCTAACTTCCATGAAAACCCCGGGCGGGGTGGTGTTTCTAATCCGTCGCCACATAACTTTTGCGTTTTTGTAAGTGGGAGAGATAAACCAATAGATTTTATTTTTGTTAGTCCAGCCCTTATGCAAAAGTTTTTGATTTCCATAGGTAGACTTCCCCGACTGTCTACCAAAGGCGGCCACGTTAAAGCGGGCCTTTGATTCATGTAAGGCCCTTTGCATTTCATGGGGCTTGTAGAGTTTTAACTTAGCTTTCTTTCGCTCGGTCGCGACCATTAAAATCCGCCGATGCCTCTAGGTAGTAAATTATTAGGAATGGTAACTTTTAGTGGTTCCGTAGTCGCGGCCTTAGTAGAGGCAAGGCAAGGAGAGTCTTTTATTTTTAAGGGACTCTCAACCGCGGGGCGGGGCTTTGATTTTTTATTAACTACTATTTTATTTTCCCTTATCATCCTATAAAGTGTTTGCCTTGAAATTCCTAACCAAAGACTGGCCAGAGCCCTGTTACCTTTAGCCTCTATTAAAATGGCTTCAGCAAATTGGAGCCCAACCTGCTTAAGAGATAGGTGGCTATTAATTTCAATTGTGTACGGTTCTTTTCTCATGTCCCAAACTCCACTACGAATTCTAAATCATCGTTACCTTCGTCCATTGGTGCACTGTCTCCTCGCCACCCTTGTTTGGGAAAGCGAGCATTCATATTTCTAGACCATACAGTAGAGTTAAATTGTTTCGTTGGCATACCCATACCAACGACCGCCGCATTTTCCCACCAATGAAGCGCCGCAGCTACTCCGCGCTGCTTCGCGTCCGAAAACTGTTTATGTTCTTTTTCCCATTTGTAAATTGTCGAAATGGCTACGGCTATAAGTCCAGCGAAAGACTCATAAGAAAAGCCGGCGGCCATATGGTCTATAAGCATTTGGCAAAAGCGCCCTTCGTAAGCGGAGGGCCGGCCCACTGGACGCTTTGCGGGAATGACACATAAGTGGCTTTGGTCTTTGAAGTCTTCTAGAGTGGGGTCGTAGTGGTTTACAGTTGATTTGGCGGGGGCAAGTAACTTAGACGGCCTAACTTCTTTCTCGGCCAATTCTTTAGTCCGAGACTTCCGTTTTTTCTTAGTGGCCTTTTTGGCCTTTTTCTTTTTTTTCGTTGTCATATCTAAAGACGCCCAAGATTTATTTACCTTGATACTACCAGATGTTTAACGTAGTGGGCTATAGATCGGCTGTCAATTGAGAAGAAAAAAGGAGAGGGGTGGGCCGAAGCCCGGCCCCCGACCTAAGGCGTAGGGCCATAATACTCAACTTTGTGGGCTTGTCAAATATCAGACTCATTTATCGTGCTGGGGCTAAAGGCCAAGATAGTACACTCTTTGTTTTTTTTCGTCGTCCAAGCCTTAGTCACTACGCCGGCCTCAAAATAAGAATCGTCGATTTTCACTAGCTGAGACAAACAATCGCAGAGGGCCTTGGTGTAGTTAAGCGGGTCAATTTTTTTCTTTAAAGATCCGTCACGTTTTACAATGCGGCTTTTTTCGAAAACAAAATAGAAATCAATTCTTACAACTCCCAAGGGTTTAAAGATCCATTCATTAAAATACTTTTTGCAGTTGGCTATCATGGTGCGATTTCTCATATGCCACATAAAAACTCTGTCCTCGTAGTCGCTATAGACTTCGGCTTTATAACGCCCACGCTTTCCCTTTTCGGATCGGTTACCGTAGATAATATTTTCAGAGGGGGGTAGGGGGAAATCAGTTATTATCAGCGGAGGCGTCATCTTTTAATTTCTCTCTTTCATCAAAGACCGAAAAAGTAACCGCATCGTAGAACTTCATTTTACGGGTGACATACTCTTTAAAGTCTTTTGATTTAAAGTTTTGAGCTACTCTTATAAACGAAATGAAGGTAGACATTTCTGAAAACCATTTTCTATAGATCGGCAATAACTCTAGAGACTCGCCTATAAAATTTAGCTTACTATGTAAATTCTCTTTGAGAGGCCTTATGTTTTTGAGATAAATATAGTTTTCTAAAACGTGAGTAAGCTTAGTTATTTCTTCGTCGTCGTTCCATTGCGCGGCTTTTTTTAATCTCTTCCGCCAATCTTTCAGAAAGAGATTTTCGTTTTGATCTGCCATTGGTGTTAACCTCTAAGATTTCCTCTAGACATGATTCTATGATATCAGCCCAGGTCAGTTTTTGGGATGTTCTAATTTTATTTATACTGTCAACCAAAGTCTTTTTGCAATGAGCTTGGACTAAGGTCGTAGGTATTTTTAGTTTTTTAGCCCGATTTTTTAGTCTTGTTTTTAACATACTTTCTCCACGAATTAAAACTCTCTGGGAGAGATTGTAGAAATCCATTCCATAAAGGAAAATTGTCGCCAATGGTGTCCATAACCTCTTGCTTACCAACCAGGCCAACTATGGACATGGTCGACTCAATAAAAGAAAGAAGCGACGAAACATAGGTTTCTAAATCCAAATAACTTAATCGACCCTCGGGGACCTGATTAACATAAATCAAGTCATCGTAAAGGTCTGGGTTTGGTTTTTCTGGGCCAACATATAAACTATTGTTTTCTCTTGACCGCCCGATCCATAAGGCTTGATGTTTTGAAAATTCCATTTTACCTCCGCTTAGATGAAAGAATGGGTTTAGCCTTGGTTTTAGCTTCGTTAAAAAAGGTTGTAAACATTGCATTAGCTCCCTGTCCTTCCGCTATTGCGATAACTTCCCATGCAGTAAAAAAAAAGAAAACTCTCTTTCTCAACCAAATAGCTAGGCGTCTGTCACCAACGCCCGTTATTTTCATTCTGTGGCCATTGACATTAAATTCTACAAACATCTTAATCCCTAACAGTTCAGTTAACGTTCATTATGTGTACTCGTACCCGCCGATAATATTCGCTATTCATAATCTTTTGACAGGCCTTGCATTTATTTTGCAGCCGATCTTTCATCCCCGAATTTCTATGAAACTCAGCAACGTCTTTTTTTTCTTTGCAAACACCACATATTTTTTGCCTCATGCTACCCCCGCTTGCTTAACTTTCAAGGCTCTCTGGTTTCTTTGGCTTCACATCGCCTAAATATTTATTAAGATAAAACTGTAAAAACCACTTAAACTCAGCACGACCCTCTTTTGTGTTTTCACTGACTAATTCAGTTTTCGCGCCATCTGGCGTATGTATAACTAATTTATTCTTTTTCATTTATTTCTCCTTAACCGGGTTAACTTCCAATTCACTTGCATTGACATTTTTCATTTAAAACACTATCCTTTCAAAACGATGTAAAGCCCTGGTCACCAAGCCAGCCCTAGAGGGATTAGCTTCTTAAGCCGATCCCTCTTTTTTTCAACCACCGCCTACGCTGTCCAGTTGCCTTGTTATTTCTTTTTGCCGCCACTCCAATAACCCTTCGGCCGCTGACAAAGACAATGTCGTGAACAAGACCACAGTCGCAGCAAGCCCACCTAGTAAGCTCTTTACTCTTCACTTCAAACCCCTTTTCATCAAGCCGCTGTATGTACTTCATTTATCACTCGCAGAGGTTACTTCTGTGTTAATGGACTAAGCGGCCTCACGCTTCATTGTTATTCTCCGACGACTCTTGGCTAGCTAGTTCTTTCTCTGAATTAAACTCTACTATTTGCATACCAATGGCGTCGGCGTCTAGATTTTTTATGGTTTTACCAACCTTAGAATACTCTTGATAAGTTAGGCTCTTAGTTGTTTCGTAGCCATAGACAGCATTGACATATTGTTTAACTAGTTCCGACGAAATGTCTTTGTTATTAGCTACAGTGTAGAGATATTTTAACTCGTCTGGATTGACTAAAGAATTGGGGTCTCGAGGCTTGGGCTTTGGTTTTTGTTTGGTCTTCTGATTGCCTTTTTTATCTGCTTGAGCATTGTTTTGAGCTCCCTGTCCGTCGTCGTCCTCGTCCGCTGATACTCCGACAATGCCCGCCAATTGGTATCTACGGAAATAAGTTAATTGAGAGCCCAACGCCTGGGGCAATGCCTTGGTATTAATTCCAATGGTAGAGGTCAAAATCTCTCCAGACTCATGAGCTAAAATAGTAGTTAAAAGCTGGGTATTTTCTTCAAATTTCTGAATAACACAGAGCCCATTTTCTTTTAGTCCTGGTCGAATAGCTTTGAAAATGTCAGCTAGATCGGCGTATTTGTAAAAAGTACGCTTTCCGTTATGACTAAAATCAACCGTTTTAGTTTTGGGGATATCTGGAAAAACGCCCTGGGCCTTAGATAAAGCCTCGTAAAGTTTGGGGACAAAAAGGGGGTCTCGTTTTTGCCCCAATAAAATCTCGTTTTCATAATCTTTCATGGTGCCAGAGGCACCGCCGTGACCACCCGGGGCCACGCATGATTTTGTTTCGCCTTGGTCTTGCATATTTTCTCCCATAATTTATTTAATAGTTGACTACTATGTAGAACGCTATTAGTTATTAGGTCAAGCCGAAATTTGCAGTATGATTGCCGCGACCCCCTTGCCCAGGGGTCGCTTTTTTTAATGTAAGGTTAAGCAAGCGCTGATGCGTGAGGAGCGAATAAATGAAAAAGAATAAATTAGTTATACATACGCCGGGTGGTGCAAAAACTGAATTAGTTAGTGAAAACACAAAAGAGGGGCGCGCTGAGTTTAAGTGGTTTTTACAGTTTTATCTTAAGCAATACTTAGACGATGTAAAGCCAAAGAAACCAGAGAGCCTTGAAAGTTAAGCAAGCGGGGGCCGCATGACAACTCAAGAAAATGTTTTAGCAGAAGTAGCGCACCACAGGGATGAAACTGAAAAATCATTAGAGTCTTTCAAAGAAGATTTCAGCTCACTAACAAGAGAGGGGCTAGTTGAAATGATAAACGACGCGTTTGCTGAGGGTATTACTTTTGGGATCAACAGCGCTAATAAAATAATGAACGAAACGCTGGCTAGCTACTGAGCCAGTTAACTCAGCAGGAGCAGCATGGAATTGATTGCAATGATATTTAGCCCTTTGATTTTTATCGGTATGTTATTTGTAGTGGGCGGTATAGCAGTAGGCATTTTTTATTTAAATTGCGCCGTCATTGTTTTAATAATTATATTTTTTGAGTGGCTAAGCGAAAAATGTCCGAAGTTATATTAGCTAAGCGGTAAGGCGATGAGAATGAAATCAATACCAATTAAATCAGCAGAGGCAATTGCTAAAGAATTTGGATATGACCAAGTTATAATCGTTGCTAGGAAAGTCGGAAATCAAGGCGGTGAACACGTAACCACCTATGGCCGAGACAAAAAACATTGTGATATTGCAGCGGAGTGTGGAGAGTTTTTGAAATACAAAATTATGAAATGGCATGATGTTAGATTATTATTGCTTGAAGACACCACCGAAGAAGAAGAGTTATCACCATTTTCTGGGCCAATTGGTCAGAGCTAAATTTATAGAGAAACCACGTTAAAAAATTCCCCCCGTGAAGTAGACCTAAGATGTTGTGCGCTGGGGGGAAACCGTTAATCTTTTATTTTATGAGACGCTGATTTTTGAGGAAAAACTCTGTCCGATATCTCAGCTATTTTGGCGACAATATCAGCGAGTAAATATAAACCCCGAGCGATATCGTGAACAATACCCCCGGGCCTTTCGGTTTTCTTTTTACGTCGAACCAATTCATAGAGAGCCGATCCGCCTAAGATAACCCCCCCGACCAAAGGATTGACCGCGGCTATCACCCCGCCAATGGATTCTAAGGAGTCAATAATCCCAGCCGCTACGGGCAAGGCAACGAAACAAAGAGCAAAAACCAATACTAATTTTTTCATTTTTCCCCCTAGAGTTAATTAAAACTCTAACACCTTCGAATAGTTTGGTAAATAAATCCCTACAATGTCCTTACGACGATTGTACGGCCGGACCTTAACATAGGCGTTGTGCTTGATGGCCGCTTGTTCTGAGGTCGTCTTAGAGCCTCCGCCGGCCGCCTCTACCACCCTAAAATTATCGATGGCAAAAGCTATGTGCGTTATTTTTGAAGGGCCTTTACCATAAAAAACAAGAGCCCCAGCCTTAGGAGTGTCTAAACGCTCGCCCCCATAGCTAAATTTATTCCAAAGACCTTGAGAAGTTTGATCACCCGGCGGATCAATCCCAACGCTTTGCAATATTTCCTGCACAAGTCCAGAGCAATCAAAGCCCCGGACGGCGTCATCCCCCCCCCAAATATAAGGGAGCCCAACAAATCCGATAGCGTAAGCGCAAAGTGTTTTCATGGTTTACAATCCTTGGTTAGTAGACAGATATAAATTTTGTCTAGTTTTTCGTTTATTTCTCGAATGTCGACCTTAGTCTCATCTGCATTTTTTTCAATATAATTTACTCTTTCGTTGGTAGAAAATTTGGCCTCAACGTAAACAAGAGTGGAGCCTAGCGCAATGGCCCCCGCGATTAGTATTGAAATAATTCCCAATACCAGCCTTATCATGGCGCCGCCCACATAACGACAATTCGACCAGACCCGCCATTCCCGCCAACGCCAGGATTGCCGCCCGTTCCGCCTCCGCCGCCTCCGCCAGCTCCAGTATTTACCCCGGCGTTATCACCGTCGTCAGCCACGAGAAATGCTCCCCCGTCACCGCCGACTCCGTAGGGACCTGCGCCACCGCCTCCGCCGGAAAACTGAGCGCCGCCCCTAGATCCGCCAGCAAAGTGGGCCGAAAACTCTCCGTCTTCTATTAGTAATACTGAAAAACTACCATTTCCACCCCTAGCTCCGGTGGAGCCACCCGCGCCGCCCACTCCCTCTTTAGCATTATGAGTCCCGGCCTTGCCGCCTAAAAACTGCAACGAGGCAAAACTTGACAAGGCTCCGTCAACTCCGTCACCTAGCGTAGCGCCGCCATTCCCGCCTCCGCCAATGACTACAGTAGCAGTCCCACTTGGCGTTACTGCTACTCGACGAACTCCAAACGGGGCTCCTCCGCCTCCGCCTCCGCCTTCACCACCCCCACCTCCGCCTCCGCCTCCGATCCCGAAAACAATTACTTCCGAGACGCCAACGGGTACGTTAAAGGTGCCATTTGAAGTAAACTCTTGGGCTTGTAGCGCGGAAGGGGTCGCGCCCTCTAGGGTGGTAACTCGATCTAAAAGACCATTTACGCCGCCGGCTATTATTTGGGTAACGGATTCGGATACGGCCGATCGGAACCGGAGAGCTTCTATTTGAATTTTCGCTGTGGAACTTGGGACGTCTGACATATTAAATAAACCTATAGGGTTGTCCGAGGTCCGCAAAGCCAATAAGCTCTACTGTCTGACCTGCGGCGGGGGTAAATCCTAAAGCGGTATCAACGGTTATTGTAGTGCTTACTACAGAGACCACCAAGGCCTCAATTGATTCTATCGTAAAATCAGCATTATGAATTAAAACCGGTAAACCCACATTAAATTTTAAAGCATCTCCGGCCGAAACTGTAAAGACAGTTGAGCTAACTCCACTTACGACCGTAACAGACGGCGTTATGTGGGCGTGAATTAATTTGTATAGCGCGTTAACTGTGGGGTCGGTCGAGGTGCTGTAGTCGGCTATGTCAATAGTATGTTTTTCGGGGGGTGAAATGCTTAGGGCCGGGGTGATTTCAATGGCGTTTAAATTATCCAAAGGCAATGAAACGAGAGTGACGATTTCCTCAAAGGTGAAGTCATCGTTATGGACTTTGATCGGTAAACCTAAATAGTCTTTATATTTATCGCGCTCTCGATCGGGAAAAATTGCGCCAAAAGAATCTTTAACTATTAGCCTGGTAGTTGTCGACCCCGCGCCTAATAGAGAAGAGGGGGCTATGGTAGCGAAGCGGTCCGTCAAGGCCGCGCCGATACCGGTTAACAGCTGTAGGGCAGCATTGCCATTTTTAAGGTCTAGCTTTCGATTTAAAACCTCAAGTAACTGTTCACCAAAATCTCTTAGGCCCGTGTTAATATTGGTAATTTTTAGAGTTCCATTGTCTGTCAAAACTATAACGTCGCCGGCCTCTATAAGGGCGCCCACTTCCCAATTAGTTTGAACGTCAAGTAATACCGCCCCCCGACTATAGCGATTTAAAAGAAAAGTTGTCCTGCTATCAATGGTAGCCTCAAAGCCTAAATCGGATTTCCCGCCCTTTGATTTGATAGGTAAAACTTTTGAAATTTTAGTGATGTTTAAAGCGTTGGTATCAATAGTATTTTGACGAGAAAGAAACTTTCCTGAATCGCTGAAGTCCCACTGAAATTCGATTTCATTGAAATACTTTCTGTTATTTATGGCCCTTGATGTGGTAATGCGATTAGGGTTTAAAATATTGTCCTCGTTTAAATACTGGAGGCGCTGGTCAGCGAGCGGCGGCTTTGTAATATTAGCCGAAATTTTTCCTTGACGGGTGAGTGAGTAAACCGCTGCGGGTAAGAAAATCTCAGTCTCTATGAATGCTTTACATGAAATTGAATCGGTTTCAAAAAACCGGAGGGTGAAACCAGTAGCCGACAGAAAAGTATTTCTTATTAAAATATGCTGATCTATATCAATTTCGGGCGGGTTCATTGAGACGCCAGCTGTTATTGGATAAACGTCAAATTGAGAGCGTATAGAATAAGTGGCGGAGGTTCCTATTTCTTCGGTGAAAGTCGTATCGGTTCTAATAATTCTGTTGGGCTCTCCGAAGAGGGGCAAAAAAGAATTGACTATAACTGTCCCGTCGTTACCAGAACCAGAGCCAACGATTGTTAAAGTATCGCCCGGGAAAAGACCTAAGTCCCTAACCCCGTCTACTCCGCCCGGCAAAATTATAGCATCGTCAATGATACCGCCGGGGCCTAGAGACGGGTCTCCGGTTTGGCCGAAATTTAAAATAGGCTGACCGGTGATCCAATCCCCATTAAACCCCGAGAGCATAAGCTTTAGGGCCATGTCGATTAAGTTATCTTCTATTTGAATGGCCGAAGAAACTTCCACGTCAATGTCATGAGCTACTGCGGTCGTTCCCCTTGCCCCTCGAATGACCGAGGTAAATACATTGGCGCCGAAACCGGTGGCGGGGTATTCTATAATTTCGTCTTCAATAATCAAAAAAGTTTTTATGGCTGGGTCGAAAGTAGCATCGGGGCCTAAAATTTGTTTATGAAAACCGTCGTTATTTATAACGAATATAGAGGTTGCGGTGGGACCGATAGCAGACGAGAGGGGGCTAGATGCTACTCGAAAAATTCTTTCGTTTCTTTTGATATTGGGGTCTGAAAATTGAAGAGTTACAAGCCCGGGCGCAGACTTGGTCCCGCTTACTCGGCCCCTGAACACTCTGAAATAATCCTCGGGAAAACTGACCTGGTCGTAGCCTGCAAAAACCTCGACCTCTTTCCCCATGATATCGTCAATTATTACGCCGGGAGATATGACTTGGGACATGAATAAGTCTTCGTCAATAAACGACATGGTTAAAGTAGAGATAGACCCGCGCCCTTGCTCGGGCTCAATCTTTTGAGTAATTGTAAGGGCTGACTGATCGGCAATAATTGCTCGCTGGTTTGCAACGGGAATAGCTTGGCCATAAAAAAGTCCAGCTCCGCCGTAAACTATTGGGTCTCCGTAGCGGGGGATTTCTTTAGTAATGGCATTTGTAAGCAAATCGATACCAGGAATTTTGACGACGATAATAAGGTCTTTGGTCTGTAAGGTGTTAAACCTTAGGTAGTTGTCGGAAACATCGTCTAAAACCAAGGCGTTATCCCTCGTTATTAATAATTATTATAATCTCAGCTAAAATATCTTTAAGTGCTTTTATCGTAGTAGCTTTTTCTAGGTCAATTGAATTTAAGGCTTCTTTGGCAGACAATTTATTTTGCCTTTTTATGGTGACCAAATTATTAGCGTTAGACATTTCTAGCTCTTGGGCGATTTGTTCTTGAGTTTTGGGGGGAGGCGTAAATGTAGACCCGTCGTATCCCCAGCCAATGCCTACGGACAAGGCTGAAACATTAATGACAGCGTCGTATTGATTTGCAATTCTATCATTATGCCCCGAAGAACTTTCAATTATATTTTCGACCTCACCGTTTTTAATTAGTGCTGCTTTCATTAGTAATACTCCTCCACAACTATCAGACCAATAGTGCCGGGACCGCCCGCACGATCCGTCGCATTGTTTTCAGTATTGCCGCCAGACCCGCCAGCGCCCTGGCCAACGCCGGCTAATCCACCTGAATTACCTTGGACATTTCTGCCTCCGCCACGTCCGCCACCCTCACCACTAATAGAAAATCCTCCCGTTCCAAAAACAACCCCGGTCCCACCCGGGTCTCCGCCAAGTGCTACTATGTTACCAGTCCCTATAGTTCCACCGCTCCCGCCCCCGCCTCCACGAATGTCAGAAGTTTGGCTATTAGATCCGCCGCCTAAACTGCCACCATTAGCAATTACCAAAGACGCAAATGAACTATTGCCGCCCGCAGTGCCTGGATTATTTCCTGCGGCACCACCGCTACCTGCTGCACCTATGGTGATAGCTTCAGTAGCACCTAAGCCAAAAGTAATAAAACTTTCGGAATAACCCCCGCCGCCACCCCCGCCGGCTCCAGCGGCCGCTGATAAATTACCTACAGCGCCGCCACCGCCTCCGCCCGCGCCCCAAACTCTAACCCGAATAGCCGTTACACCGTTTGGTCTTGTCCATGTGCCGCTAGACGTAAATATTTGAGTGGACCCTAAAGTATATTTTCTACTGAAATTTCCCGCCACAACGCTTGGCACTGCGTCCCAGTCCCCGGCTGTTGTTAGAGTTATCCTTATCCTAAACAATAACCTAATGGGCCTGTCTGATTGTACTGCAGTAGTGTATAAGACAGCGGCGTTATCAGCCGCGCCAGCGCCGCCTTCAGCCGTAGTAGCTTCGATTTTTCCCTCGTCAAATAATGTTAAAGATGCACCAAAAACAGACTTTGAGCCGTTGTCTACACCGTAAACATAAATATATTCACGCTTACCAGAAGTCATTCCTAGCGTAGACCCAAAGCTAATTACCAATGGTTCGGCCGCCGTGTTAGATCTTATATTAAAGCCGCCATTAGCCTCTGTCGGATCATTATAGCCAATACGAACAGCGTTCGGAGCGGCCGCGGGGTCTGTTGATCCGTCAGCTTGTTTCATGGCAATAGTCAATGCGCCGCCGGAAACGCTGAAATCTACTCCTAAATTTTCCAAAAGACCAGCCTCATTCGAAGCGGAGGCGCCGGCGGGGGCGGGGGTTACCGATTCGTATTGATTGTTAGCAGTATTAAAAGCTAAAACTTGGCCGTCCGTTGGGGCTAGAGGGCTGATAACATCCTTCGTTTGAATTGAAAGGGCGTCGCGTTGATTGGTATTTCTGGGGTCTGAATCGGTAACGTAAGGATTTCCAGTGGCCGGGGTTCCGTTGGTCCCCACTAATGCGTCGTTTTCACCTTGAATGGGCAGTCTAGTGTCTTGAGATTGTACGACCGCCGTAGTGGTTTCTACATTTGTAGCTCGCCTTACTTTTCCCTCTTGAGTTTCGGTAGCTGAAATAATATCAGCCGTGACGTTGTCACTTGGAATATTTGCGAACTCTGAATAAACCGGAGCAAGGCCCGCGAGCAAATCAAAAATTTCTTGGTAGTACCAACGAATGTCATTGGAAGAAAAACTATGGGCTACCTCGACAGCGCTTTGCATAACGAAAAACGATAATGTCCAGACCCCCGCCGCTTCAGTTAATCGACCAAAAATTACGTCCCCATTAGAATCTACAAAACGGTCGTCCTCATCGAGGCCCGAGGCTTGTCTAATAAGGACTTTATTTTCGGGGAAATTGACTAC